TCTTTTAGACATCTTGAAATTTGCGGTAATCGGCAGACCCATATGAGCCTGCTTGAGAACCGACTTGGGGAACTGATACCCCTGAGCCTCGAATCTCAGGACGTCACCCGCCGAAATGACGGGTACAGGCAGATTTATAAGAGGACGCTCACCAAATTTGCGTGGCACTTTGGTACCATAAATATGGCTCCGAATCTTCTTGGGCTCGTAAAGCGAAGCATTGGGCTGGCCAGCCAGGCACGCCTTGCGGCCGCACGTCAGAGGGCGCCGGAGGCGAACGCGCTCGATCGCCGGGAACGTGGAGAGCCCGTAAGGGTACTTCATACGCATAGTGCGCGTCAGGCCCAGGTTATTGGGCGCCGCGGTCGAGCCCAGGGGCCAAATGGCCAGGGCCTTGCCCGGCGCGCCCACATACGGGGTGTTGGCCTTGCGACCCATCAGGGCACCCTGAAGAGCCAAAAGCGCCGTGAGGCTCTTGGCGAGGCGACCTGGGCCACGGGGCGCTGCACGCCGAGGGCTTGCGCGCCGAGCGCGGCCAGGGCTCCAGCGCCGAACGCCCGGGGACGCGGAAAGGGCTCGGCGGTACATGGGATTCATAGAAGACCCGAGACGGGCCGGCGCGGACCGCCGACCAGGGCTACGGCGGGCCCGCACCGGTGACGCGGACGCCGGACGCCGGCGAGGTGGGGACGCGCGAGCTCCACCTGCAGGAGCAGACGGCATTGTTATAATAAATCTAGAGTTTTTTTTCGAGCCTTACATTAATAATGCCTCGGCTGAACACGAGTCCAGTGGTCCTCCAGGAGGGTGTGATGATGGGTCCAGCAACCGTTGTTCTGGCCGACAAGACCGACGTCGAAAGCATGATTCGCGCACGGACCACGACGGCGTGGAAGGACAATTGGACCGAGAAGCCTTTTGACTTCCCCAACAGCTACGTCACCATTCCGCAGCGCGTGATGGGTTGGAATCCCACCAGCACGTACGTCGACGATCAGAACACTCGTTTCGTTCAGAGATATTTTAGTAAGTAAATAGTAATAACATGGACCCATTGGCCCTTGCTGCCGTAGTCGGTCTTGTGTTTGCCGGCAAGCGTTTGAGTGATAATTCCACGGCGCAAGCCGAGGCTGCCGCTCAGGCTTCGTCGACAACCACGAAACCCATCACTCGCCGTGACACGGATCTCATGGCGAATGCCCATGATCACTCGAAGGACTATTTTGACCTCAAAGTTATGACCCCGGATCTTGGGCGCCGTATCGGTGACTCCCGCCTCGGCCCCAAGAACGAGATTGGATCTCTTCAGGACCGCTCTCCGGACGCAGGCCGTTTTCCTTTTGGTCAGCCCGTCTATGATCTGTATAACCGTCAGAATGTCACGAACAAAATGAACAATCTCCAGCCCATCGAACGCAAGCGCGTCGGTCCGGGTCTGGGCGTCGATGCGGACGTGCCGGCTTCAGGCGGCTTCCATGACTTCTTCCGGGCCCTTCCCAACAACATCAACGAGGAGCGCCTTACGACTCTCGAAGGGCGGAATGGTCCATCCGACGCCGTCGTCAAGAACGGCGGGACGACCATCGGCGAGATCACCCACCAGGCCAAGGACACCAAGGCGTGGTACCGCCCGCCGGCCCAGAACAAGGGTGAAGGTCAGGGTGGCGCCCTCATCGGCCCCGAGGGTCGCCCGGATTTCATCAAGACTCGGCGCTCTACCATCCGTCACGAGACTGGGTCCCGTGCGGACGGCCTCGAGAACGGCCCGGCTCAGTACAACGTGGCTCAGCCGTACGCATCAGGTGGTGAAACATCCTACACCGACAAGTCTCTGACCCGCTCGAGCGGTTACCGTGAGAGTGGAAACCGCCCAGAGGGGCCCGGGCGCATGAACGTCCGGACGGATCCGATCAACCAAAACGGTGCTCCATCCTGCCTCCGGTCCGAGACGACGGCATTCCCGGTTCCTCACATGAACGGTTCTCGGTTTCAGCAGTATCAGCGTCCTGAATTCGACAAATTTAATGAGAAGAAGGGGCGGATGAACCCTTGGTCGACCAACGCCTCGATGGACGTGGCCATCCAGCAACTCGACAAAAACCCAATTGCCCAGCCGCCTCTTTCGGTCGTCTAAAATAATCTAGACCAATTGTAAAATGAGCGGAGGTATCGTTCAGCTTGTCGCAACTGGTGCTCAGGACGCATGGCTGACCGGTAAGCCCGAGGTTTCTTTCTTCCGGTCGAATTACCGCCGGTATACCCACTATGCTCATTCCGTCGAGCGTCAGATCATCCAGGGCCAGCCGACCGCAGGCGGCATCTCTACCATCCGCTTCGAGAAGAAGGGTGACCTGCTCAGCTACGTGTACTTCACGGCCCGTGATACCAACGGGTCCGTGATCAGCAATCTGGACTGGTCAAAGGTGATCGACAAGGTTGAGCTCATGATCGGCGGTCAGATCATCGACACCCAGGACTTCGAGTACTCGACCGACATCGAGCCTCTGACCGGCGCCCAGAACTTCTCCCAGCGCTTCCTGAACAACCAGACGGCATCACAGGCGACGCCGACCAACCAGAAGAACGTCTTTTACCCCCTGAAGTTCTTCTTCTGCAAGGACTGGTCCGTGTCTCTGCCCCTGGTGGCTCTGCAGTTCCATGACGTGGAGCTGCGCATCACCTGGTCGACCAACCTGGGCTCGACGGTCAACTTCGGCACGACCACTCTGCCTTCCCTTTCGGCGGCTCCTCAGGCGACGGCAACCTGCACTGCGCAGAGCGTCAGCGCGATCACGACCAACATCGCCAACTTGGTCGTCACTTCGACTATCGGCCCGCTGTTTCCTGGTATGCTCGTCGCCACCGCCGCATCCAATCTACAGACGAACGTGGCTGTAATTCAAAGCACGTCTAACACGTGGGGCAACGTCGCCACGATATCCAATAACGGGTCCAACGTTCTGGTCACTTTCTCCAATACAGCCAACTCCAACATCATCTCGGCGTTCTTCGTGGGCGGCGTCAATCTTTACGCCCCGGCTGTGGTGGGCCGGACTACGACGGCGGTGGACACTTCGTTCACGGCCGGCACTTCTCAGGGCATCGTGTTCAGCACCTTCTCGAGCCCGACGGGTGTGGCGGCGGTGCCGACTGTTGGTCAGTATGTGGCGGGTCTGCCGGTCACAGGGCCGGCATACGTGTCGGCCGTGTCTGGTCAGACCGTCACGGTGACGTACCCTACCACGACCGCCACCTCACTGAACGCGGGTTCCATCGTGTCCTTCTTCAACGGTGCCGCCACCTCGGCCACCAAGTACTCTGACCTGATGTTCCAGTGCTGGTCGAACTTTGTGTACCTGGACGAGACTGAGCGCAACTTCTTCGCCAAGGGCACCCAGGACCTCCTGATCACCCAGGTGAACCGCGTGACCATCCTGAACAACCCGGTCCAGGAGCTGGCTCTGGCCCAGCCCGTCAAGTTCATCGCCTTCCCGGCGGCGAACTACCCGGCCATCTACGCCAACGGCACAGGCAGTGTGGCGGCTTCTCGGTACGTGCTCAAGACCCAGATCAACGGTGTGGACGTCGGCGAGTTCCGCTCCCTGCCGGCCTACGTGGACGCGGCCCACTACTACAACACGCCATTCGGTTACATGCACAACAACCAGGTGGCGAACGTGGCGATCATCAGCTACTGCCTGGACACGTCCAAGCTCCAGCCGACCGGCACTCTCAACTTCTCCCGTCTGGACACTTTCCGCCTGGTCACCGATCCCCAGCTGACCAACGGTATTCTGGGTCTGACCAACCAGGCCATCACCTCGCCGTACCTGTACGCCGTCAACTACAACGTGCTCCGTATCCAGAACGGTCTGGGCGGCCTCCTGTACGCCAACTAAACCCGGTTTTTTCCTTAAGCAAAATTAAACATGCAATTGTGGCATTGGCTACTCTTGCTCGGTCTCGTGTTTTTGATTACCTACAATCCTCGTACGGGAAATATCACCAAATATTTTGGTTCGGAAATATCAGAGAGGCGTCAACATGGCGACCCGATTGCCCAGAGAGAGACACAAAGCGATAGCGATTCCAGTGAGCACGGTGAATGATGTTCCCCACTTTTTGATAGTGCACGACAGGCGCTACAAAGAGTGGACGTTCGTTACCGGCGGGTGTCGCCGACGAGAGGTCTACAACCCGCTTCGATGCGCGGTTCGTGAACTCGAGGAAGAAACACGAGGCATGATCAATCTGAAAAGGGGGTCTTACTCCTATTTCAAATTCATCACGAATACCCCTGAACCACGAGACATCGAGGACGGGGTCGACGTCATAAACGTGTACCACGTGTACATATTCGATATGCCCATGACGTCGATCGAGCACCGCCATATCGTCAAGCGGTTCCTCGAGGAAAAGGAGAAGATGGAAGGGGCCCAGGTTCCTTTTCGCAAGAATTACGACGAGAATGACGATTGTAAATTCGAGCCGCTCTCGAACATCGCAAGCCGTTCGAATCTATGGCCCATGATTCGTCAGCACGTCCTAGGGAACCCAGAGTTCACACAGGCGCTGGGAACTCATAAGACGCCTTTCAATTTGAGAGGCTAAAAGACCCCAGTCGCGTAGCGACTGTGTGCGCAGGCTACGCATAAATAAGTCCTGCGAACTTACTAGCACAGGATGACTCGTTCAAAACTCGAGTTTGCGACGATCCTCGCCAGCCTCAGGGCGGACGGTTCGGATCCTCAGAAACTTGCGAGTGAAATGTCCCTTCGCCGATTGTGTTACGAAATTGAGAAGATTGAGGCGGCCCAAGAGGCTGCTGCGCAGGAGGCTGCAGCTGCGCCCACGCCCGCTCCTCCGGCGCCCAAAAAGAGAGTTCAGAAGATCAAGCCATTCTGGGCGTTCCTGACCTTAGAGAGTTCAGACGAGGAATAACCAAGTAATGGACAGGTGGCGGATCCCGAGTGGTCCTGCGACCCATGTCCTCATGGATGGCGGGATCCTGTCCGTGCCGACTGAAGACACTCGAGAGTTCTATCAGACCTGTGTGGACCTCATCAGCGGAGGTTCAGGATCGAAATTGTATGTGGTCGAACAAAAGACTGAGCATTTCAAATTTTTCGTGGACCTCGACTACAAGGCTCAGGAAAAACTCAAGGATGAAGATCTCATCCAATTTTGTTCCATAATTGCGGAAGAGGTGGACGGAGGCCAGTGTCTCATCGCTCGGGCATTTCCTCGACCAGTCAAAGAGGGTATCAAATCTGGGGTTCATATTCACTGGCCAGATCTGATCGTGACTCGGACTCAGGCTATGAATTTACGAACAAAAATCATTCTAGGTCTGAGCAGGTACCATGAGTTTGACTGGGACAAGGTGGTTGATGCGTCCGTCTATGGAGGGTCGGGCCTTCGCATGCTCTGGTCCCACAAGAAGCCGAGTGGAGATCCGTACGTGCCGTGGCGTGGTACGGGGCCCGACGGCACATTCACGCGCGAGTTTGCGAAGGAGCCCAGCGCCGAGATCATGGCCCTGTTCGCCGTCAGGACGAGTGAAGACGCACGGCCTCAGGAGGTTCTCGAGCAGACCGAGCCCCTCGAGGAGTACATTCAGCAGTACATGATGGGTCAGCGGCGTGCGCGCGTCAAGAAGGTCCAGCGGCACGAGCACGACGGGTGGTTTGTTCAGACGGACTCCAAGTTTTGCGAACGGATCAGGACCGAACACAAGTCGAACCACATCTGGTTCTCTGTGTGGGACGGGCGGATCCATCAGCGCTGTTTCGACGAAGAGTGCGCCGAGTTCAAGGGCACTGAACATATTCTTTCGCCATCATTAGTAGAGCAACTCAAAGATGTTGCTATTGTGGGTAGTCCTACTGGCAGTTTTCTTATGGATGTTTTTCCCAATGTCTCAAGGTCGTCGGTTTGTCGCTTATGAAAAGCGCGTCCATGTGTATTCGGGTCTAGACGAAGCCACATGGAAGGAGTTTCTTTTGAACATGAAGACGTTCGAGTTCCACCTTGGAACGGCCAGCATCGACAAGTCGGCCGCGGCCCTTTATGGAGCCATCGAGAACATCAGGAATCTGGGTCTTTTCGTTGAGCGCGCAGACGACTCTAATTACGCCGAGGAGCTCAATACTATCGCAGCCGAACTCGGTTACGAAGGTGAATACATGTTGAACCAAAATGCAATGGCCCGCGGGTTGTACTTCTTCCCTAAGTACTTAAACGAAACGACCAAAGACTACGCAGAAGATGTCCCTCCCGACAAATTCCCCAGACTCCGTGGCGACCAGTGAGCCGCCCCGGACGCGCTCAGGTCGCGTCTCCAAGCCCCCGGTCCGTTATGAGCCTGTCGAGCAGGTCGAGGACGACTATTCTGATGCCGAGTACGATTCTCACGAGTCGGACACGTGCGATGACGACGTTTCCGATGTTGATTCAGACGATGACTCGGATGAAGAAGATGCAGACGACGACGGCAACTTGGATGGGTTCGTCGTACCAGATAAAAGCGAGAGTGACGAAGAGGGTAGTAGTGATGGAGAACCTCCCGTTCCTAAAGCAAAACGAACCCCAGTCAAGAAACGCCCCGTCCGAAAGTGATTGGCCGCAGCGCCCGCCACCCCATTACATGCAGGATGATGAGCCGCGGGACATCGCCGTCGCTCCCAAGGGTGACGTGTTCGAGAGCCTCAAGGGAAATCCCATGGCGCTTGTGCTCCTGGGTATCATCATCGGGGCCCTACTTGTGAATATGCGCCCTGTCGTGATCAAGAGTTAGGAAGGTACGCTCAGTGTAATTTTAGTAAAGTTGTAGGACTTGTCCAGAGCCAAATTGCTCGCTGCATTTCCGGCAACATATCTGGTGGTCTGCTTAATGCCCGCCGCGTTCTCGGCCACAACGATCAACGGAGGATAAACCTTCATCGAGCTCGTCGTGGGTGTGATTGCATGAGTCCCTGGACCTATTTCAGTCTCGGTTCCCTTTATATCGTCCATAAGGATGACCTTCGAGACGGGTTGGCCAGCGACCGCTTTGGTGGCTTCGATGATTCCAGGCTCTTGGATAGAATCAAAATAGAAAAGGGGAGCCTTTCCAGAATCGGAGTCGGCCCCGATAAAGTCTCCGATCGGACCCGTACGGCCAGCTCGCACATTTTCTTGCAAAAAACCGACCCATGAATTCTCAAGAGTCTGATCGGCCGGCTCCATATCTCTGAATACCTCAAACTGATTGTCGTACGCTGGAACAGTTTCAGATATTTGGGCTGGCGCCGCCGGAACGTGTGTATAGGCCAGGTAGGCCAGTATCACACCTATGACGAACGCCAACAGAATGAAAATCATTTATACTAATTTATGCTCGCAAAAAAACCTAGGCCTCGGCGGCCTCGTCACCCTCTGGAATTGTCTCCTGTGTCTTG